GCCGTTCTGCAAAACACGCGGCAAATCAATCCGCAATTCCGATTCATGGAACCTGACACCGCCAAGACCGGCACACATCTCCTTCGCATACTCCCACGCCGCACGCTTCGCCTGCGAATACGTCGGCGCAATATAGGCCACCTGCGGCCTGTGACGCGGTGTCCATAAAGCCGCCTGTATGGCATGCGCTACCGCCATAACAGTCTTTCCAAATCTCCTGTGGCAAACCGCAACAGTAAACCGCTTGCAACCGGAATGAAACTCCGCCTGCAATGGCCTCGGATCGTACGGTAAGCTAATCGTTTTTGGCAGCTTTCGCCTCCTCTACAACCTCAGAAAGAAACTTCTCCGCATATCCACTGGCCCTCAAATCCTGCCTGTTCTGGTCATGGGCATCCCCTACCAGCGCCTTCGATTGCCCTTCATACAGCACCGCGTGGTGCGCGGCAACCATCTCCTTATTTACATCCTTCCCATCCACAAACAGCGTGCCAAGTATCCGCCCGAACTTGCCCCTGCCGTGGGATTGCAACACCACAGTTGCATCCTGCAGTATTTCAGAAAGAAACTTCTTCGATAACTGCCCGTAGAGCTTCTCCATATCATCCTTCGTGCGGCTCTCAGGTGCGTCAATGCCAGCTAATCGAATACGCTGCTCACGAAGCCAGATGGAAAACCCAAGGTCAACATCTACGTCAACCGTGTCGCCGTCCACAACCCGCAGTACCTCTACCCTGTATTCATACATCTTTTTCTATATTTTCCAAAGCATTCCAGCCATCAAAACAATCACCGCGCCAGCAGAAGTAATCATAACTAACTCCAGGCGCTTTATTCTTTCAATGGTTTCTTTCCACCGTTCAGCGCAAACGGCTTCGTGGGTATTTAGCTTTGCCTGTACTTCCTTAACTGTTGCCATTGCCCATGATCCTACTTTCTGACCTCTGCCCTGTATACAGACTAGGGGTGTCTTAACTCGTATGACAATGACTACGGAGAGGAACTGATCGGTCGTTGCGTTCATCGTATGAACGACAAGCCCAGAACCCAGTGAAAGCATGCTTTTAAGCCGGTTTTCCACGCACTAACGACACACTGCCTGCCAATCCCTTGATAGCCCTAACCTGCAGTTTGGTTGCTATTCAAAATCACTTGGGGATGATAGGCACGAGTGTAGCGGTAACATCGCCCGATAACTCCACACTAGCCCTATCACCATATGTTTTTGGTGCTAACCTGCCTGCCGCCCATTTAAGGGCGTCCACGGCCACCCTAGCGCGTTGCGGGCATAGGTCAGGGTCACTGATTACCTGCTCTGCAATATCGGTCACGCGCTCTCCGAATAACTGGCCTCGATGCTCCATAGCGCGCGCGTAATTGTCGCGCATCTCGGAACCGTCTCCGGCCTCAGCAAGCCACCTATAGAAAGTCCCCTTGGCCGGTAAGTGTGCATCCCTGCATATTGCTACCAAGCTCTCCCCATCGCTCACCCTAGCGAGGATCTCAACCATTGCTTTATCAGCGTCAAGTTTCTTCCTGACCAATCCCTTAGCCATCCCCTACCCCATAAAAATTTTTGATAGCGTGGGCGCGTCTACCCACAATGAATGAACTAGAAGGAACTAATGCCACTAAAAAGTAAAGACAAAAATCAGGCATAAAAAAAAGGACGCGACGCTGTTTAAACGCCGCGCCCTATTTGTAAGCAATTACGATATTGTCAGAGTACCGCTACAGGCTGAGTCTACACAGCGAGGCTTGCCCTGCATTTGCTCGAACCTAGAGCGGCTAGCCCTCAGTATGAAGCCGCAACCCGAACACTCCGCCTTCACCATGCGTGTGCCCTGTTTGGGCTTGCCGCCGGCGATGCGTGGACTATCCCCAGTCTTTGGATCACCACCCTTGGGCGAATCGCCCTTGGGCTTGCCGCCAGCGAAAGCCATCCTCGCGTGAGGATACTTGCCCAGCTTCTTAGCAATCACCTTCAGCTTCTTAACCAGTTCTGGAGTTGCTACCGTAGAAGTCATTTTACCAGTCAACCCGGCCGCTATGGCAATGCGTTTAAACGGCGCCCTATGGCCATCGGTAGGCCGCAACGCGTGGATCAATTCGTGAATAAGAATATCCAGTACACGAGTCGGTTGATCGATCACCGGACTAATGAAAATCTCAGTAGTACTGTCTGTGGAACTCTGCTTATACCAGCAAACCCCGATACCTGAATTAAGATGATTGCCCGTACCAGAGAAGCCACAAGCAATCCTGATTTTTGGCCATACTGTCTTGTTGTTATCCTCGTTGTTAATAATTTGCTTGGTTAGGATTTCACTCTTAATAATTTTGAACCCTTGGGCTAACCATTCTTCTCTAGTTTTATACATTGTAAATCCTCGCTTTTGGGTTAAGTTGTTTAAACAGTGTCTACACTATGAACCCTGTCTTTATATATGTCAACTCCTTTTGACACTGTTTAAACGCTCTCCACACCACCAACACACTATTTAAACGCCCTCCATGTTTTGGTTGCTAGTGAGTGAGTTGGTGATGGTAGAGGCGAGCTTGTGTGAAGCCCTCTACCGTCACAAAACTCTAACCCAGTAAATTAGAATATATATATATATATATGGTACCGTCACCGGCATTTCGAAATACTGGAATATCAATACCTTGCCGGCCATACCGTCATCAATCTCAGATAATGACAGTCATAGCGGCAAGCCCATAAATTACAACGCGCTAGCCGGTACACCGCCATCGCCACCGGCATGCCACCGGCATTACCGGCATAACCGTCATTCAACACAAGTTGACACATAGGGCGGATGGTGCTAGAATCTCTTTTAAGTAGTATTTTTGTAGGAGCGCGCGACTCCAAAACCACGCGACAAGAGGACCGGAACACTCCGATTTTTAACCGGCTCGATTGGCAAAGGCTACCGGATACCCATAGCGAGGTGGGGGCCATCGAGACAGGAAAAAGCGCAAGCTCCGCAACCCTATCCCCGAAGAGGCTGAAGAGAATAGTCAAGCTGATAGCAAGCGTCGGGTAACTCACTCACTCGCTTTAAATTGGTACATAAAAGCGCGGCGTTTAAACACTGTGCTTTTACGTACCAATTAACAGCAACGAGCGAGGTGCAACATGAGTGCGTATCAAGTTGATTATGAGTGCATTGGCAGAGTCTTGGCTTTAATTATTAAAGTTGATGCTGGCGGTCCAAACTATAAGGATATTTGCCAGCTAAAAGAAGACATAAAAAACGGCGGCTCTAGTGTTTTTGATCGTCTCTTGAGTCTGAACAGGTTTAGTCTTAGAGAGCGATATCCTAACGACTTCAAAAGCCTTTACTCTAGCGTCAATGCTGAAAAGGCTGTTTGGTTCAGCCAGCGCATGGGACACGACAATTATCAATTAGTATCGAGTCTCAAGTGTTTTCTCTATCAATCATGTGAAGGTAAGGCATCAGAGACAAGACTATATAAAACTTTGCTGGCAATAAAAAACAGTTTTTGCGAGTCATTGGTTGAAATAGCAATGCGTCAAAAAGAGGAATCTGGCGAGGCTTCATACAAGTGGGGATAAAAAAGTGAGAATTTCAAGGCACACTGTTTAAACGCAGTGTGTCTTAATGTTTTCATTACAACAAGCGAGGTGAGTAGAATGGAAAAAGAAAGTAAAGTTATCACCATAGAAGATTCGGCAATCCAGCGTTTTTGTGCTGGATGGCCGTGCCACAATTTTCCAGAAGGCTTAAATTTAATTGTTGCTTTCTTTGATAAGAATGGGGATTTAGTTGACTACGAAATGTCTAATAAATCCGACAAGACTCTTTATGAATTTAACGCCTATGAGGAAAATCCAACACACAATATGGATGAGGCTGCAATTTCAGCACTGTTAAGCAATGCTCAGGAAGAGTGCCGGCGGTTAGAACTCCCCGATGGATGTTTGCCAACGTGGGTTTATGACTGAGTGAGAATTTCAAGGCACACTGGAAACGGTGTGTCTTAATGTTTTCACAACTGAAGCGAGGTGAGTAAAGTGGACATTGTTAAAGGTTCTAAAATCAAATTCAAGGAACCCGTTTTTGGCGGTAGTTTTCGTAATCCAAAATTTTTGGGAATGCGAACAATTACAGGTATAGTTATAAATGAATCCTATGGCGCAAAACGCGGTCAGCATACTTTCACGATTGAGGTAATTAATTGTGATGGTTATGACTGTGAAGCAGTCAAGCCAACGATCAGGCGAAAAGGTCGAAATGTTTACCGCGAATGCGAGATTATATCTCAACCAGAAGACTTTTCAAAGATTGCCGACGAAAAGCACGGCAGGGCAGAAAAGGCGTTGCGCTCAAAATGGGCTAACATCGTGCTTGAGGTTGCTGATGACCCCAGTAAAGGTCACAAGCTGGACCGTGTTCCGGTGGAGTACAGAAAGTAGAGAGGAGTGAGAATTTCAAGGCGCACTGGAAACGGTGTGCCTTAATGTTTTCACAACTAGAGCGAGGTGAGGTTAATGACAACATTTAAGCATTACGAAAACCAGTCCCTGACGAATCCCAGTTATGGATTTATCATCACCAAAGATCACATTGAAGACGGTAGAATGGATGGTGAGACTACTACGGTAGACCCTGCATTGCTTTGGGATCTTGAGGCTGGCAAGGGCGAAGAATTTAAGCTGTATGACGGTGACGGGGTTCTCTATTACGAGGGACGCATGATCCACCAGCAGGGCGAAGAAATGTTCTTTCCTCTGGACACAGTGGGAGAGAGCGCAGGATGCATATGGATTGGCTACAAGTCAGATAATTTTAAAGCACTGTAGATTTAAAACTAGCGAGGAGAGTAAATATGAAACTATCACCAGAAGTTGAATTAGAAATTCTAAAGGCTACTATGCAATGGCTTTACAAAGAAACTCAAGCATTTAGAAAGGGTCTAGCATTTGAAGATGAATGGTTTGACGTAGCGGTGAGTGGTGACGTTTACAGCGTGAACACTTGGTGGAACGACGAAGGCGAAACATTCAGCGTGGCCGTGTACCTGACAGAATTAGACAGTAAAGGTTATCGGAAAGAGGTTATGGAATCTGAGACTGTTGTCCTAGAACTTGGAAAATAACAGTAGACCCCCAGCATTGGGGGTCTACTCCTTTTTGTGAGAATTTCAAGGCACACTGTTTAAACGCAGTGTGTCTTAATGTTTTCACAACTAGAGCGAGGAGGAAGTAACATTATGGAGACACACAACATAAACATAAAATTGACGACAGTAGAACTTTTTGAAGTAGTGAGACTTTTGCGGCATACGTTAGGCAAAGGGGAGACTTTTCCAGATTCGGTTCCTGTAGTTGACGACTACGCTCTCCAGCGTGGGTTCACTAAATTAAGTACAGCTCAGTGGGAAAACCATTGCAAGCTCCTCAAAGAGAGGGAGTGACAGCTTTCAGACGCACTGCGTTTAAACAGTGCGTCTTGATGTTTTCACTACAACGAGCGAGGAGAAGTAAAATGGAAGATATAATCAAAGATTTTCAAGGTGAGAATAGCTTTTTATCTAATTTTTTTGAAGCTCCAGTAAGAATTAATAATAAAATTTTTCCTACGTCAGAACACGCCTTTCAAGCATTAAAAAGCTGGCATGAAGATGACTGGGATAAAATATTAAAATGCGAGACTGCTGGTAGGGCAAAGAGAGCAGGACGTAAGTTAAGAATTAGAGAGGATTGGGAAGAAGTTAAATTAAAAATAATGAAAGAAATAATAAGAAGAAAATTCTCTCAGCATCCTGATCTAGCAGACAAGTTAGTTGCAACGGAACAAAAAGAATTACAAGAAGGTAATAATTGGGGTGATACATTCTGGGGAATATCTAACGGAAAGGGTCAGAACAACCTTGGAATTATCTTGATGGAAGTCAGAGAAGAATTAGTTAGGTTCAGACATAGAACGAATTTATGGCCGATATGATAAACTAGGTGACAACCTTTAGGCACATCGGAAACGGTGTGCCTAGAAGTTTTCACAACGAGCGAGGAGGACTAAACCGTGACTAGCTATACAAAAGGTCGATTTGAATTTATTGGCCCCGACTCTTGGTCGGAAGAGCAGACCCAAAAAATGGGCGACGCGATTTTAAAAAAAGCTGCCAACCAAATACAGGCAGACAACAAGAAATTGGAAAAACTAAAAAACAAGAAAGCGAGGAAATGACATGGAAAATAAAATGAATGATCGTGGTAGTTATTTGCGGCAAAAAGAAGAGTGGGTAGATCAAGATCAACTTGATAGTTGGGTTTTTCTTAGACCATTTCAAAAGGCCTTAATAAACCAGCTCACCAACACGGTTGCCGGTAAAGGCAAGCCAATTACGGAATCAGTGTTGGAGGGGATTATCCGTGAAGCACAAATAAAAATTCACAAGAAGAGATTTGGAAAAAACTGGCAAAAGCATTTTGAAGATTAACATTGATGCCCCCCTTTTTATTGGGGGGCATCATTTTTTTTCATAAACAAGCGAGAAAATGACATGGAAAAGAAAAACACAGTTTTCGATCTTCGGTACGCACAGTACATTAATGGTAAGTCGCAGGGTGCAGAATTTGGGCCTTCAGCCGGAACTTACTGGAACCGCCCAACGCCTGTACCTTCCGATTGCGAGGTTTTCGAGGTTGAGCTTACTCAGGCCGAAATGGATATAGCCTGTAAATCACCTTACACAACCAAAGAAGAGTGTGATCTAAGTATTTCCAATCACATTTTGAGTCTGAAGCGAGGAAGGGAATGAACAACCTAGAAGAGTGGTTTGGATTTGTGGCAGGAATCCTGCTCATAATCCTGATTGGCGGGTTTCTGGCCCTTTTGATGTGGATTTTCTGAGGAGACAGTGATGCAGACTTTTGAAGCTCCAGAGGATGCCATGACGCGTCGGCTAGGCAATGTTCGGCGTGTCTTGAAGCATTGCAAAAATGGCACTTGGGCACACAGCTACTGGGGAGGCGTTTATGCAAGGCTTCTTCGGAAAGCCCAGAGGATGAGAAGTAAAAAGCATTTGATTTACGAAAGCAGCGAATGACGCAGCGCCTTGAGGCTGGTCGGTTGCCAGCCTCACACGGTGCGCCATGCACCTAACTAAGTGAGGTAATAAAATGAGCATTTTTAAAAGAAAAAGATCGCCCTATTG